GGCCACGGCGACAGGAACCACAATCACAGCGGGCCGCCCGGCCGTCGCTGAGATCGGGCGTCTACCATCACCGCAGCCGGGGACGGTGTCCGAAATCCCCGGCACTCAACTTTATCAAGAAAGGACATGAGCCATGACTAATCACAATCAACCCAACCGCCCCGTTGTCGCAGCCCTCGTGGTGGCCAGTGCTGCGACTGTCGCGCTGGTCCTGGTCGGCTGGGCGATCTCACACTATCTGGTGCCCTGATGACCGCGGCACCCTACGCCACTCCAGGCCATACATCGGAGACCGCGCGGGAACCACCCGAACAACACTGGGGAGCGATAGCAAAGCAAATCGGCACCAACGAGACCATGAACGAAGTCGCCCCTACCAGGGAGGAACTCGACACAAAACTTTTCGGTCGGGCCTACCCGGCGGCAGCAGACAGCGTTTTCTACTACCGTTTCACACCTGAATACGAACTCACCTTCCCTGAAGTCTCTGAAATGAGGAGCGCCTGAAGATGAAACTGCGCGAACTGATCAGGCTGCTGGAGCTGCACGCCGCGGCCCTCAGCGAGAACGCCAACGTCCAGATCGTCTATCCGATGGGCGGGAAAAGTCAGGCCTACAGGCCCAAGGTGGGCCACGTCACCGGGATTGAGGTCTTCGGACTTTCCGGTGTTGGTCCGGAGACGTTGCGCATCAGGCTCAACTACGCGCGCGGCGGCGAGGGGCGCAGCGACGAGGGGCTCGGCTAGACCACGCAGCCAGCGGCTCCAGGCACTGATCGTCGGTCAGCGGCGGGTCGGAATCAGTCGCCTGTCCCCAGGCTCATGCTGTCGTCGCCCAGCGCGAGCCGCTCCGAAAGCAAATCCTCGATCGCTTCGTTTTGCCAGGCGATGATCTGCCAGTAGGCCTGGACGGACCGCGCAATCGCGGCCATCTGCCGCGTGCTGGCGTAGCGATCCGGCGGCCTGCCGGTGCGGAACGCGCGCACCATCTGCGCCGCCGCCTCGAAATCATCCGCGTGCCGGTCGCGGAATGCGTCGATTTCGCCGGCGGAAATCACCGCTGGCACCCCGCGTCGTAGCCGATCACCACGTCGGTCCCCGCCTCGCCCACGGGGTCCGGCGTCTCAGGATGCGCCAGCAGCGCATGCTCCAGGGACGCAACCGGCGACCGCAGCCCCTCACAGACAGCATCAGGGCTGGCGACGGTTACGCAGCCGCTTGCGCCAGTCAGAGCCAGAAGCCCGAGAATCCTCGATCGCATCGGCGATCTCCTTTCGTGTCCGCGCGTCGGCCTCGGCCTTCCGCGCCGCCTGCCTGGCGCGCTCGTCTCTCACGGCATCCCGCCGCAGCCACACCGCGCACACCAGGGCCAGGACAATCAGGACGACGACGGCGAGGATTACCCCCGCCGCCAGCAGTTGCGCCCACATGGATCACCCGATCCGCTTGGTCGCGGTCACGCGGCCCCAGATCGCCAGCAGACCGCCGATGGCCATCACGATCCGCTCGACCAGCTCGACCACCGACGCCTGGTCTTCGGCGCTGAACGTGTAGCCGAACAGCCCGGCGACGGCGGCCACGACGACCAGCAGGCCGCCCCACACGGTTTTGGAGGCGAGAATTCCCTTCGTTCCTTCCATCTCATGCTCCTGCGTTGGGAATGCCGCCCACCCGGCGGCGGGGTTACAGCGCGGCTGCGATCAGCGCGCGAATCCGGTCGCCGACCTCCACCGGATCGCCCGGGCGGTCCATGCCAGGCAGCCAGCAGATGTCCCATTTGCCGCGCTGCGGAATCTTCAGCGTCGGCTGCACCTCGGCGTGCGACAGGACCGTTGTCCGGGTCACAGGGATCCGATATTCCCGCGCCAGTGCAGCGCAGAGCCGGACCAGCTCCGACACCTGCGCCGGCGTGATCGGGAATTTCCCCGCGTTGAACGGGCGCTCCACGGCGCCCGCCATCGCGGCCAGCGCGACGCCAATCGACCCGGTGTTGCAGCCGCGCGTGTGCGCTGCGTAGGCCCCCGGTTTCGGCTTCTCGTTCGCACTGATCGGGAAGCGGCCGGGGTGCACACGCCCGGCGCCGTCGATCACCCGGTGATAGTGCGTCAGATCCAGACCGGTCGGCGTGTGCGTTCCCCCGGTCCAGTGCAGGATGATGCGCTGCATTCCGGCCCTCACTTGGGCTGACCATTGGAAATGGCGCGCAGGATCGCGTTCGTCTCGCGCTGCACCAGTTTCAGCTCGTCAAGACTTTCCTTGATCCCGTCCAGCCTCGCCGCCATCGACGATTGGCTGTTTTCGACCGACCGCAGGCGAATGTCCGACCCGACCGCCGCCGCCTCCATTTTCGACAGCCGCGCGTCGATATGGTCTACGGACCCGCTCAGCTCGCCCCACGCGACCGCCATCGCGACGGCCATCGCAGCCAGCGGGATCAGCGTGCCGAGGTTGAATTCGAACTTCATCTGCGGGCCGGGCATTGTCTGGTCCTGGGTAGGTGTGGCAACGGGAGTGGTGTCGTCGGACGGCGGTCAGCAGTCTGCCTCGATGTAGTGGCTGACGACAGCCATGCCGATGACCGACGAGGTGCCGCCCACGCTGAAATAACTGCAGGGCGCCAGCAACTGCGTCGCGGCCGGAATGTCGGTCGTGACCGTTCCCGTCGCCACCGCGCCCAGCATAACACCAACCGCTCCGATAGTCAGCACCACTCCTGCACCGGTGCGCGCGACCAGACCCTCGACCAGCGCCTGCAATCGGGCTATCTGTGCGTTTTCTCGCGGAGTCACGGTGCCTTGCCTCAGATGCGCAATATCGACCCGCCTATCGCCAGAACCGTCGATCCTGCTCGGAGAAGCCGCGGCGATCCACCGACCGGAAGCGAAAACGAAATCGCCGCCAGCATGTCATTGACATAAAACCCGCTCGTCCAGGTTGCAGTAATCGTCCTGCCGGTCTCGGCGGCCAGATCGTGGTCCGACGCGCCTGAGACCGAGTAGTTGTTCCAGACAGACGCCACGTCGAAGTCCTCGGTGGCGAGGCCGCCCCACGTCACGGAGCCGGCAGAGTACTGGCGCTGGGTTATGGCCAGCACGTTCCCGCCGTCCGGGATATCGAGGCTGACCGAAAACGTATCGCCCGACTCCGTAAAACTGGCCGCGCTGTCGTGGTAGGTTGGCTCGCCATCGCAGACCGCGACGAACACGAGGGTGTCGTAAACCCAGGCGGTGTGAGTCAACACGATGTCAGCCGTCGAGCCGGAAGCAATCGCCACGCGCCAGAACGAGACAATCGGGGACAATCCGCTATTGAATTCGCTGCTGATCCGCTCCGCCGACTCGCCCCCAACCGTCACGGCGCTGAGCGACCGACCCGATTCCGTGGCGGTGACGCAGCAGAGGATCAGCCAGCGGTCCGCACTCGGCGTGCCGATGTCCACGCCGGTGTGGGTATGAGTTGGACTGTAAGCGGCATGAAAGCTGTAGGAGAACCACGGCGCGGCATGCATCGCTCACCCCCTCGCCCTGTTGAACCCGGCTACCGTGCCGATGCCCAGCATGTAGAGGATGCCAATTTCGACGTCCGTCGTGCTGGCCTCGGTCGCCACGATCCCGGCGCCGAAACCCTGCGCAGACGTGGCAGGAATGTTGCTCGTGATCGTCACGTCGAACACCGTTGACGTGCCGGCGCCTTGATAGACGCGGAAGCGAACCTCTGTTCCCGCCGCGTTGCTCTCGATGTCGAAAACATAGGGCGTGTCGAGGATGAGGTTCAAAGACCCGGCAGTAGTGCGGATGGAGTTGCTCGCGGTCTTGGCAACGAGCGCGTCTCCGATTGCCTCGAAATACGCACCGTCCGTAGCGTCCGCGCTGGATTCCGTATCGAGAAACCCCATTCGCACGGTCCTGCCCGTAAACGCCGTTCGCCACAGGAATGAACACCGGAACTTGTAGGGAACGACACCGAAATACATCCCCGTTGGACTGGAGGTCTGATAGCGATATCCGCCGTTCTCCGTAGTGCCGGACCGCAGGAACACACCGTTCTGGTTGTAGCCAAACACTGCTGCGCTGGGGATCGCCGCTGTGTTGGTACCGCCGCTGACCGCCGCACCCACGAAGACCGCACTGCCGCCGACGTTGTTGCTGCCGAACCAATCTTCTGACCAGTAATCCCAATTGCCGAGCGCAGCAACGCCGCCGGTAGCCGAGAGCGTGGTGCCGGAGAGGGACAGGCCGGATCCGACTTCCAGCCAAGCCATGCCGGACGCCGACTGATCGTAAAACAGGATGCGGTCCGCGCCGGGCACAGTCAGGTCGGTCGCGCCGTCCAGCGTCACCCCGTTCAGGTCAATTGCATCGACGTGCGCGGCCGCGAACCTGTTGGCCGAGGAACCCAGATTGCGCGTGCCGTCTGCGTCGGGCACGATGTTCGCGTCAACCGGGTCGCTCCACGAGATGCCGCCCCCGCCGCCCGGCGGCGAAGCCCAGGTTCCATCGGCCCGCAGGAAATTCGTCGTGCCACCACCGGACGCAGGCACAAGGCCCTTGAGCGACGAGGTGAACGTGTCCAGAAGCGCGGTTGCCTGCGCCCCGGTCAGATCCTCGGGGTCGCCCGTGCCTGCGCTGGCTCGCCCCTTGATCGTGCCGGTGGCCATGCCGGCCAGCTTCGCATTGGTCACGGCACCGGCGGCAATGGTGGTCGCGCCGTCGCCGACGCTCGTCACGTCTCCGGTGTGGTTGGGGTGGCTGTAGTTGTTCGCCCCATTGGCCACCCCGTCCAGCTTGGTCTTGTCGGCGGCGGACATGAACCCTGCGACCGAGGTCGTTGCCTCCGCGTGCAGTGCTCCGCCGCCTCTGTTGCCGTGGGATGTGTCGGTGAACCGTGCTGCCGGAAGGGTGCCCGTGGTCAGATCGCTGGCCGAGCCACTGGTAGCCACTGCGGCAAGCCCGGTGATCGTCGAGGCGGGCTGGGTGCCGGTATGCGTCGCCCGATCCCGCAGCGCCGCATCCGAGGCATTCGCGGTCGCTCCATCCGCCACATTCAGGATGGCCCGCGCCTGGGCCGGGGTCAGCACTTCCGGCGCTCCGGTTCCAGCACTGTCGCGTCCCAGGAAGCTGTCGGTGGGCACGTCAGCAAGCTTGCTCAGCGTCACGGCACCTGCATCGATCGTCCAGACCGTGCCAGAGCCAGACACCGTTATGTCGCCCTTGTCGCCGTCGCTGACTCCGCCGCCGCCGCCGGCAGGAGGCGCTGCCCACACCCCGTCCGCGCGCAGGAAATTCGTCGTTCCGCCCCCGGATGCGGGGGCAAGGCCCTTCGCGCTCGCGGTGAAGGTATCAAGCAGCGCCGTCTGCGCCGCGGCATCGGCGGACGTGAGAATGGCGCGGCCTGCGGCAGTGCTGTCAGATATATCTGCCGCTACGTGCTGGTGCGCCTGCGGCGGGAACGTCGTGGGTCTGCCCGTCAGGTCGCTCCACGCCCCACTCGTTGCGATCGCCGCCAGCCCGGTAATCGTCGAGGCCGGCTGCGTGCCGGTATGCGTGGCGCGATCCCTGAGCGCTGCGTCAGTTGCGTTTGCCGTCGCTCCGGGCTCGATCGAATCAAGCTTGGATTTGTCCGCCGCACTCAGAAACCCGCTCTGCGTCGTCGTGGCAGTAGCGTGCAGACTGCCGCCGCCGCGTGCGCCGTGCGAACCGTCGTCGAATCTGGCGGCTGGAATCGTCCCGCTCGACAGATCGCTGGCCGAGCCACTGGTGGCGATCGGCGCGAACGCAGGCGCGCTCACCACGTCACCCCACGGTATCGGGTCACCGGGCTGCAGTGCTGTCTCAGCGAGTGCGCCCTGCGCCGCCGTGGCTCGCGCGTCAAGAGCCGACTGCAAATCGATCTGATCAGACAGAGTGCCGGTTATCGCGCCCCAGACAGCTCCGCCGCCGCCTCCCGGCGCAGCGACCCAACCGGTGTCGTAATCGGTTGCGCTCAGTTTTGTCAGAACTGTTCCGACCCCGCCGCCTGGCGGGACGCCGACGCCTGGCGGCCCCTGGATACCGACTTCGGATATCAATACGTTGTACGGAGCGCAGGTGGCCTGCACCACGTATTGCACAGTGCCGGACACTGTCACTGTCGGCCCGGATACGATATTGACTTCGACGCGCATCAGACAACTGTCAGGACGAATTGTGGCAGCGCGAGGCTGTCGGTGGGGCTGTTCAGCTGCAGCCTGAACCAGTATCTGCCGATACTGAGTGGGGTCGATCCGTCGATCGTGATAGCTATCACTCCACTCGACGGCGCGGTTATCTGCGCGCTGATTCTGCCAACCAGCGGCTGCGCCAGGTCGAACAGATTTGTGGTCCAGCCGGTCAGATCCAGCGGGCCACTTGTGTCGGATATCGTGATCGACAGACGGACGTCCGATCCGCTAGGCGCGCAGATCTCGGTTGCAGGTGAGCAGCTCATGGCGCGCCCCCGAAAATCTTGAGGTGCGAACGGATTGCAGGGGCGGTCCAGTCCTGGCCGTGGTTGATGAGGATCGCGGCGCCTGCGCCGGTCATGCCCGCTACACCGTCCGTCGCCCTTCTCATTCCTGTCTCACTTTTCATTTTTCTGCATTTGTTTCTCGTGGTTGCAATTAGGGGCTTGCTATCGTCGGATTGCCCTCCACCTCTCCAAAGTTGCTCACCGGCCAGAAAAAGACTCCATTATCGACTTGAAGCCTCACGTTTCGAATTTCACTGGTGGATGAACCGGTGTTGCGATGCTGCAAAAAAACCAGATCACCGGGCTGCACGTGCAAATCATAGGTCTTTGCGACAAATGTCGTTCCACCTTGGCTAATCGTCGTCAGCACACTAGAGGTGCGAGCCCGGCGGCGGTAAATGCGAACCTCGGAAGTATTGTTGACGTTTACCCTATGTTCAAAGGCAATTCTGATAGTGCCCTCCTGAATGAAGGCCAGATTGAAATCCGGGACAGTGACAAAAGTTGTGTTCGATACAGAATGCACCGTATCTGCCCGCATTCGAATTGACGTGCCGGGGGTCAGCCTTTCCAATGCTGACAGCAAAAGACGCGGGGCACCTGGTGCGCCTTCCGCGATGGCAATCGGGTTGTCCCGCAACGCCTGAATCGTCGTTGCGAACGGTTTGGCCCCCACGGCCACCAACGCATTGGAAATATTGGTATATCCCGGCATCACACCCACCCGTATGGCAATTCGTTCCCGGCCCCGTCCGTGCCGTCCACGTCAACCCAGCCGCCAATCTCGGTGACCGGTCGTGTCTCGGTATCGGCGACCCACTCCCAGAGCAGGCCGCCACTCTCGTTGTCCTCGGCCTGGAACCTGTATCTGTGCCCCTGAACGACGGTTTCCGCGCTCGTTATCAGCCACGGCTCGACCGTCTCCGCCCCCGTCGCGTCCACGCGCAGAAAATGCCGAATCTGCAGCACGTCGCCGGTCCAGCACGTCGGAATATCCCTGGCGGTCAGGTCGAACGTGATATAGCGCCGCACGTCCCGGAACCTCAGCAGATACGCGCTCGCCAGGGTGCGCGCGATAACTGCGGTGTTCACCCAGCGACAGAAAATTTCGCGAACGGCCGGCTCGCCGTATTGCCGTTCCTTGTCCACGTCTATTGCCGCCTCGGCGTTGGCGAAATTGGATTTGTCGCTCAGGCTCAGCGTCGGATTTCTCGGGTTGTAGTAGACGTAGACCTGACTCGCGCGGCGCTCCGGTTTCTCCTCGATCGCCACGCTATCAGAGATCAGGTGTGCCTCCTGTGTCAGCGTGTTAGGCGCGTAGTTCGGGCGCTGGGCCCTGTAGATGATCTGCTGAATCCGCTCGTCCCACCAGATATTGACCAGCGCCTGCTGACAGAGCTCGCCGAGCAGGCGCTGCACCGGGACAGGATCCGAGATATGCGCAGTGAACCGATACAGTTCGCGCCACTCGCTCTGCTCCTGGTCCCACGCGGGTTTGTCGATATACGCGGTTGGAATCCCGCCCCACACCGTGAGCAGATCGTAAACGATATCGGCAGCCGGGGTGTCAACGTACGACAGAACACGCTGAACCCGATCCGACTGATTGTGCGCAGCCGCCGTCGTGCCGAGGCGGCCGCGGACAACGCCCGTGAACTGGATATTTGTTCCAGATACCGCGCGCGCGGAATAGGAAACAATCTCGTTGTTGATCCGCAGGTGCCCGGACGTGGGGTAATCGTCGAGAACCGCCCCGGCCACCTCGAACGAGGTGACGGTCGCGTCCATACCGGTTGCCAGCGCACCGGGAGACAGAGCCGGCGCGGTCACGTTCGTGTCGGTGACCCGGCGCAGAACATCTTTCGCCGTGATTCGGACCTGCGAACGGAATGCGTCGATTTTCTCGATCACATACTCGCGCCTGATCATTTCGGACAGTTCGTCGCCGAAATAGCCGTCATAGATCCGCAGGACGTAGCCCACGTGGTAGGGGTGACGCGCCAGCCATTTCGTCCAGAAACTCCCGCGCGAAACAGGGTCGTAATCACGGGTATCAGGATACGGGTCGTATCCGACGTCGTTCGACGGGAAATCCCTGATCGTGACCTCGGCAACAGCGCGCAGTCCCAGCGGCTGTATATCGTCGTTACCGGCCCCCACGTTCAGCACGGTCGGGGCGGTCTGCACGTCAATCAGCGCCGGTATCGCCGTGCCCGGCTGGAACCCGCTCGGCAGCGCACGGTTCGCGGCGGGCGCGACAAACCGCGTGACGTAGGTGTCGGTCAGGTCGAGCGCAGGCAGGAATCTGCACGTTGCGTCGGTGTTGAAGCAGCGCTGACCGCTCGCCATACACGGAGCGACGCCGAACGTGCGACTGCACCTCGGCTCGACGATCTCCACCACCTGCAATGGTTCGCGCGCGAACGTCACCCCAGATACCCCGTCACTGGCAGGCTGACCTGCACGTGGTTGAGCACCCCCATATACTCTGGCGCTGGCGCAGTATCAGTCCAGCACCAGGCCACGCTTTCCGGCATCCTGAGCGGGTTCTGGATCAGACCGAACGGCGTTTGCGGCAGCGACAGCGCGAACGGCTCGAACTCGGCCCGATACCAGTCGTCAGTCAGGTTGGACCACTCCAGGGTGGCCGTCTGCGCCTGCCGCTGGATCACCCGACCAAGCCACTGCCCTGTCTCGCTGATCGCGTGCCGCGTCTCGACAGCCCGGTTCAACCCGATCGGGCGGACACCAGCCAGCATCGCGCGCTGCATCTGCAATGCCTTGCCCCACCGGATGATGCCGATCTGAGCGTCCACACCTGAGCCGCTGACGGTGATCCGAACCCGGCGAATTACATGCGCCGCGCCGGCCCCGGTGTTGAACATCACCGCAATCGTCGAATTGTCGGTCGGGCCAACCGTGGCCCGCGTCGTGAAACCGCCGCCCGTAGTGGCCGATGTTTGAACAGTGACCGTGCGGCCCGCCAAATTGTGCGCCGCGATGAACAGGGTATCCACTTCCGCGGCCGCAGCCGTTTCCAGCGTCCAGTCCGCCGGCAGGGCACCGCATGACCACCGTTGAAAGGTGTAGTCGTTTGCGGCCAATTCCGGGTCAGCCCCGTCACCAGTAATTGTGCCGGACACAGGATTCCACAGGATCCGGGCACAATTCAGGGGACGATTGTTCGACCCGACGGTGTAATTTGACAGATCCAGTGTCACGACGACGTCACCGTTGCGACGATATTCGCGCCGTTCCGGCGCGCAGTGTTCAGCTGCTCGGCCAGGCTGCGAGCAAATCGCTCGCCGTATCCGAAGGGGTCGTTTGTGATCGTGAAATTCAACGTCTGCAACGGCGCCGGGGCCGGTTGGCCACCGCCACCAGACGCCACGCGACCGCCACCACCACCGCCGCCGGGCGTGACCGATTTGATATTGCGAACCGCACCAAGGCCCGTTGCCAGCACCTTTGCAAATGCCGCCAGGTTTTTGGGGAACGGCAATTTCAGAGCCTCGGACGCACCAGTCCACGCGTTGATCAGCGCCTGGGCAATCGCGAACTTTTTCGACCCGCCAAACAGCGTTCCAAGAGAGTCAAGAATGCTCGACACCGTATTGTCAGTGGCAGCCACGGCTCCGCCCCCGATATTTTCGACGGACTGCCGGACAATTTCCTGACTCTCGGCGATCCCCTGAGCCAGACCGGCGCCTATTTCGTTGCCAATTCGCTGGAATACACGGGAGGGCGATTGAATTTCGAGCAGATCGCGCATCCATTGAGGCAACAATTCGGTCAAGCCGAAAATCATTGCCTTCAATTCCTCCCATTTCTGTTTGATCCCGTCGATCAGACCCTGGATCATGTCCGAGCCAATTTGCAGCAATTGGCTGGGCAGCGTCTTGACGAATGTCATGAATTCGTCGAATTTCGTGCGCATCCACTCGACGGCGCCGGTAACAGCCTGTTTTGCCTGATCGGAGAAATTCTGTATCGCGGCCAGTGCGTCGTTGAACGCCGTGCTGATGAAATCGGCGGCCTGCCCGATAATCGCCTTTATTTCGTCGCCCCACATCGTCCAGGCAGTTACCAGCAGCGTGGCAGCCGCAATAAACAGACCGATCGGGCCGGTCGCGGCAACGAGGCCCCCAATCGCCTTGGAAACCAGGCCGACGCCAACCAGAATCGGCCCACCGAATCCAAGCGCCGTTCCGATCGCAGCGGCCGCCTCCTGAACCGGCGCCGGCAGATCGGCAAACCAGTCAATGACCTCGCCGATTTTCGTGGTAATCCTGCTGAGAGCGGGGATGACCTTGTTGATTATCGCCGGGAGCAGCACATTCGTGAATACCGGCAGCAATTCGTTGGCGATCGCGATTTTCAGGCCGTCGAATCCCTTCTGGATCTCGTCGAGTTGATCCCCGAACTGCTCCGAAGCGGCGAGCGCGTCGTCGCTCATCACGATTCCGAGTTCCCGCGCGCGATCGCGCAGAGACGCGACAGATCCAGCGGCGCCGGAGAGTTTGGGGCCGAGATCGGCACCGGATCGCCCCAGTATCTGCGTTGCAATCGCGGCAGCGGCGGCCGGATCCGTTGTCTCGGAGAGTTTCGCGATAAACGCGTCGAACGCCTGTTCGGTCGTGACGGCCCCAGCCGCGATTTGCGATTGCGAAATTCCGATCTGCTCGAACGCCGCGATTGCCGTTTTCGAGCCATTCTGCGCCTCGCCCAGCAATCTCGTCACGCGGGTCATACCGGACGCCAATTCAGACTCGGATACAGCGGCCACCTGCTCTAGAGCAAATCGCATTTCCTGGAAATACTGGCCGGAGACACCGGCCCCTCGCGCGGCTTTCGCCGTCTCGTCGCCCGCCGCCGCGACGCCCTTGGTGAACGCAAACGCAGCGCCCGTAGCTGCCGTGATCCCGGCAGTGACCGCGGACAGGGATTTGCCCAGACTGATTGTGCGATTGCCGAATTGGTTCAGGCCGCGAGCGGCGCGGTCAGCCGCACCACCGAGCCCGCCCAGCGCAGCCTCGCCACGCCTTGTGGCGTTGACAAGCGGCCCGATGTCGGCTGTGACATCGATCGCGATCTCGCCCACAACTTTCGTCACCAGATCGGACCCCTAGGATTCCCGCGCAGCGCCTCGATTATAGCACGCCTGTCCTCGCGGGACAGGCTGCGGCTCGACTTCGTGTTGTCGGCGACCAGCCACCAGAAATGACGCGGTGGTAGCCGCCAGAACTCGGAGGGCGCTATCCCGAGCTGTTTGACCGCGACACAGAACGCGGTCCTCACGAAGCCGAATTCTCCCCCGGCGGGGGACCGTCATCCTCGACCTCCGGGGCGCCCTCGAACAGCACCTGAATCAACTGCTGGACCGCTCGCGTCGCAAACAGTTGTTCAGCCTCGGATTTGTCCACGCCCTGACGAACCGCGCGCGCAATCGAGCGGTCGATTTCCCGTTTGACCTCGGCGTCCGAAACCCTGGCACCGGCAAACCGGAGCAGCGTGCCCATTGCCCTGGCGAGCAGGAAAAATTTCGGGTTGTTCCCCCAGCTCGCGATCTGCGCCAGAGTGACAACCTCCTCGACTGCGGCGCCGGCCTCGAACGCCCGGCTCTCGGGGATTCGGAACTGCTGGCCACGCCAATTCAGGACGATATCTGCCATTACGGTGCCGCCGTGAACGTGATCGGACCGGACGACGCGAGCGTCGCAGTGATTTCAACCGCCTCGTCGTGGGGAGAGCCGATTTCCACCCCAGACAGGTGGAAATCCCCGGCAATCGTGCCGACGCCCTCGATCCGCAGTTCGTAATCGTCGAGCAGTGCGCTGGTGGACGGCCCGAGCGAGAGCGAAATCAGGGTCGCGCCGTCCAGCAGGCCGGTCAGTTCGATATCGACCGAACGCAAACCAGGCTCGGCGAGCAACGTGCGCCAACCTTGGCTGTCCTTGTCGGTCACGTCGATCGGCTCGTTATTGATCGACAGGCCGTGTTCACGGCCACCCAGGATCAGTGTCGCCGACGCACCCGTCCCCTGATACAGGCTGACCCGCCGACCCGCGACTTTCGGCATGTGTATACACTCCTCTTGATTGCGTCTCTCGACGCGGTTGATCGATAGCCCTGAATCGGGCGGCTACACGAATTCGGTCAGTCCGCGATATTCGCAGACGCCGTGAAACGAACCGTCACCCACGCGGGAAACCTGGGTTGTCTGGCGGCGCAGCAGAATCAGGTTCTGCCCGGATATCGTCAATTCGCCGTGGTGCAGTCTGTCGTAGATCTGCCCCTGGATCAGTTTCGCCTCCCGCATCGAGCCGGATCTGCTGCGAGTATGTATGCGCGCCACGAAATCGAATCCATTCTGCTCTTTCGTGTCGAACGGGGCAACAATTATCGCGCCAATCTCCACGTACGGATACGTGGCGGTCGATCCGCCGTCGGTCTCCTGCGGAGCCGAATCGTAAACCCGCAGCCCCAGCGCGGTCAGTGCGTTATAGATGGCACGCTGGATCTCTAACTCTGCCGACACGCCGTCACCTGCGTTTTCTGGCCAATCTGCGAACCAGTTTCTCAGTAAAAACAGACAGATAGCGCTGCGCCAACTCAGATTGGGCCGACATGAGCGCCTTCGTGAACATTGCGTCCTCCCTGCGGTCAGGGCCCTGGCCGTATTCCCGGAACCGCCAATAATAGCTGCGGCCGTCCGAATTCGCGATCACGTGCGCAACAACACGATCCCGAGATCCTCGTCCGCGTTTGTGGCCGATTCCCCTACGCAGATCACCACTGTCAACCGGCGCGTTCTCCCTTGCGTCGGCGGCGACTCCCTTTGCCAGCTCAGCCGTGGTCGCGCGCAGCAGATTTCGCGCCTCGTTGGGGGCAATTTCGCGCAAAACCCGATTGACGTCCGCAATTCCGGTAATTCTGACAGTCACGACGCCACCCCCCGCTCCGCCTCGATCACCAGATACAGCGCCCGCCTGGATTCACGGCGTATTCCGCGAATGTTGTAGACCACACCATTCCAGACGATCCGATCGGTTTCGTTCACGTCCGACCGATTGTAGATCGTGAAGAGGACCGCGAACGTCGCCGCGATCCGCCCCTCGACAACCGCCTCCAGCCCCGATTTTGCCCGCACCTCGGCCCACGGCCTCGGATTCCGCTCGAAATCCTGCCAGGTCGTGACCGTCCCGCCGGCGCCGTCTGGCGTCCGCACCAGGCGCTGCAGAGTAATCCGTTCGCTTAATGCCCCAGCGCCCAAGTCACGGCCTCCGATATCCGAGCGACTCGATCGGCGCCGAGGCGGAGAGCGGCAATTCCGGCATCATGTCGGCACCTGCACCCGCAAGGGCGAGAGCAGCGACCACACGGCATATGGCGGCTCTCTCATCGTCGCCGGCGATGCTGCCTCCCGCACCGCATACCACTGGGCGACCAGCATCATGATCGCCAACTTGATCGCGTACGGAACAGACTGGGCATTCGGCCAGCCCGTCTCCATGGTCAGCGCAACACCATCCATGTCGTCCGGCAGGCCGGAAAGGCTCACGGAGCCGTCCGATTGCAGATCTGCGGTTGCGCCCGGCACGACGGTCCACGCGCCCGCCACGTTCCGTTGCACCTGCAAATTGCGTGCATCCGGGAAGATCGGCTCGACGCTGGACTCGCCAACGAACAGCGGAATCGCCCACGTCTGCGCCACGATCCCGCGCCCGAGATAGCCGTCGTAGCCGTCCAGATAGCTCGTCGCCGCCAGCATATAGCTGCTGATCAGCGCGCCATCGTCGGTCCCGTCCACGCGCAGATGCAGCTTGACCATGTCCAGGTCGACTGGCAGCTCTGCCGGTTCGACGATCCTGAACGGGCGCCCGGGCATGGATTACTCGCTCTTGTTCTCTGGCGCGCCCTTGAGCGCCTTTTTCGTCGGCGCGTCCTCGACGCATCCCATCTCGCGGCCGATCCGCTCCGCCTCGCCCGTCACGTCATCGCCGACCGCAAAGCTGCTAGGATACACGTCGCCGGGGAGGCATGCCTTGAAAGCCCTGGTCACCTTGGCCATCGCTCGTCTCCTGTAATGATGGCGAGGGCGCGTCAGCGCCCCCGCCGCGCCGCCATCAGGTCGTCGACATCTTCAGCAGCTTGACCGCGTCGTCATTGGTGACGACGCCGCCGACCAGCCGGCGGATGTGCCAACGCACGTAGCCGGGCCGGGTCACCTCGTCGCGCGTGATCCGCAGGCCAGCGCGCTCCGCGAAGGTGTAGGCCCGTGCGAAGTCGCCGAAGGCGATCGGCAGGCTGCCAGCCGCAACATCCGGCCATGCCTCCGCGATCCGAACCTCGTAGCCCAGCAGCTGCGACGGCTGGCCGGCAATCAGGCTGTCGATCCACAGCGGGCGGCCGTTGCTGTCCCTGAGGGCACGCACCTGTGCCGCGGTCATGCTGTTCATGACCCACACCGCGCCGGGCCGGTAAGGCGCGCGCAGCGTGTAAACCAGCCTGACCAGGTCGCCGTGCGGGTCCGCCGAGAAGGCGCCAGCTACCCCGGTCGCCACGTATTGCAGCGTCTGGTCAGCCCGCGAGCCGTCCGCCGTGGGCACCGGAGCCGTGGTCAGCAGGCCCTGCGGCTGGTCGGTCCCGGTGCCGGCCACGATCGCCGTGTCGATCCCGGTCCCGAACGCCGTCACCGCGCTGTTGATCAGCCACGACTCGACGTCGAAGAGGATGTCGAGAAGCGCCCGATCGCTGGCCTCTGGGTAAGCGTAGATCTCGCCCCATGCCGGCCTGGCCTCGTAGAGGCTGGGCGTGGCCGTGATCGTCCGGGCGGCGGTCTCACCGATCCAACCGTAGGCCATGCCGCGCTTGTCGACCAGCTCGCGGTAGTCGGTCGTGCCGACCTGCACGGTCTTGACCAGCGAGCGCAGCACGGCGGCATTCGCCAGCTTACGATTGATGTCGCGCGACACCTCTTCAGGCACAGCAACGCCACCGGCAGAAGGCGTGCCGGTCTCCACCGCCTTGCGCTCGATCTCGGCCAGCGCCTGCCTGGCCTCGACGCTCGGACGGCCGTCGTCCGCGTGGCTCCGAAGCCAGGCCACGAAGGCCTTGCGGTGCTCGGTCGCCAGATTGCCGGCGTCACCGGTCGTGGCAACGCCACGGCCCGCCTTCCGCGCGGCTTCCTCGGCCAGCTGCCTGGCCTCGGCCAGCTCGGCACGCAGCTTTTCCTCGGCCGCAGCACGCTCGGAGATCACCCGCGCAAGCTCGTCCCGGATTTTCTTGACCTCGTCCGAGCGGACGACGTCCTTTGCGACCTCATCGACGCGGGCGCGCAGCTCTTCCGTGAGCCTTGCATCCTGCTCGATGAGCGTCTTGATTTCAGCCATGTCGGTCATTTCGACACCTCGATCATCGACTTTTTCACTTCGGCCAGACGCTTCAACGCTTCGGCCAGCTCATCAAGGTCCGCGCCCGACTCACTCAGAGCGACGACACCCTTCCAGCCGTGGCGCATCAGCGCCCCGACCACACGACGCGACAGCCGCGACTCTCTCAGCAGCAATCGCTCGAATTCCCTTTCCGTCATCTCGGCGGCCTTGACCGCGTCGATCGTGGCATGCGCATTGGCGGGGAAGGTCACGATCGACACCTCCCAAAGGTCGATGGCCTTGAGGATGCGCCGTCCCTGCCCGTCAGGCTCCGATTGCACCGGGCGATAGCCGATGGACAGCCCGTCTATCGCCCCGGCTTGCAGCAGCGCGTAGACCTCTGCGCCCTGCGACGTTTTCAGCGCCAGCCGGCCCTTGACATAGAGCCCGCGATCATCCTCGCGCACCTCTTCCCACACCCCGATCGGCCGCTCCGGGTCGTGCTGCCACAGCATCTTGGGCCGCCGCCTCTCGATCGACGCCTTGAACGCGCCGGGCGCGACGATGTCCCTCACGGAGTCCTCAATCCCGAACACCGAGCCGTAGCCCTCGACGATGCCTTCGGGCGACGCCTTCGCGTCGAACTTGAAATCAAGAGTCTCCATCGTCGTCTCCTGTCTGGCCCTCGGACGCGGACCTGCCAGCGGGCGGGTTGGTCAGCAGCGGGCTCATGGGGTCGTCGCTCAGCCCGTCCGTCGGCAGATCCTCGAGCGCCGCCACCTGGCGCGGCGACAGCGCTCCCATCGTGCGCAGCTTCATCATGAATTCCGCCCGCTCGCCGGGAGACCCACGCAACAGCCCCTTGAGCTCCACGTCCGAGTAATAGCCCTGCTGGATCAGTCTCGGGCCCAAAACGTCCATGTCAAACGCGCCGCACAGCCGCCGCGCCCACGGCTGGATCGTGTCGGTCACGTGCGCGATATTCCATTGGTAGGCAGACGCATAGGTCTGCCCGCCCATCTCGTGCATCAGCCGCGCCGGTTGCACCCGGAACACCCGCGCCACGTCCTCGATCACCCGCTTGCGCGCGTCGTCGATCTCGATCTCCTCCGGCGTCAGCGACAGCCGCACCAACTCGGCCTTGCCCACGTCGACAGGGACCAGCCCGCCCTCGCCGCCCGGCCCGAAACGCTTCGCGATCCGCTCTATGAACGTCCGCGCCGCGTCCTGCGACGAAAACGCCTCGGTCACCAGCAGCCCCGAAGGTCGGCCCGCGCGCTCGGCCAGCGTCGACAGCATCCGGTCCAGACCACGCGCCACACGCACCGCAGCGCCAACAGCCCCGAGCGGCGATGCGCCCATCATCGGCCCGCGCAGAACCAGCAATTCCGACCGGTCAACAGGTCGGAAATCGTCGGTGTCGCTCGTCCTGATCCGCCAGCGCCAGCCAACGCCAGATTCATATTCTCGCATCCACTGCGACCTGCGCAGCGGCACTATCTCGAGCACGCGGTCGCGCAGCCTGTTGAGCCACGCAACGCCCGCCCCGTGCAACGCCGCATCGCCGATGACGACCTCGATCCACTCCTGCGCGGTAATGCGGTCCTGGTCGCCGTCCGGCATCCGCCCGGCGCGCGACAGCAGCAGATGTTCGGGCCGGTCAGCGGCCGTCACGTCGCCGTCCGGCGTTTTCCGCCGCAAACGCGCGGGCAATTTGGCCACGTCCTCCGCGATCACCCGCTGCGCCGCAAATACCGCTGCGACGCTGATCGCCTCTGCCGCAGTCACGCCGCCGCCGGACTGGCCGTCGAGCCGCTCGAGGACGGCATCGAGGCTGTTACCGTGGGCCGCCTTGCGCTCGCGGAATGGCCAGAATCCGAATCTCACAGGGCTACCTCATCGAGATCCAGCAACTGCGGCCGTTCCACGGCCGAGCGGCGCGACAGGAACCACCCAAGCCCCATTATCAGCGCCACAGCCCCGTCGATCTTGTTCGCCGGCAGCTCCTTGCGCGGGTAGACGTTGTCCTTGGCGTCGTAGTGGCCCACGACGTTGCCAATCATCCAGTTCATCACCGCATTGCCCGGATGGTGGATGCGGCCCTCGCGGATCAGCGCGTCGAGGGTCTTCGTGGCCTCGCTCATATTGGCAACCGTCTGCCGGTATTCGGTCGCCGGGAAATTGTCGCGCTGCAGGCGGCTGATCATGTGCTGCGCCTGCCACGGGTCAGCGACCACCGCCAGGATGTTCCGGCCGGGTGCCTCCAGCCTGATCTCGTCCTCGATGTAGCCAAAATCGATCGTCTCGCCCTCGGTCGCGATCAGGTCGCCGCGCATCTCCCAGCCGCGATAGAGCGGGTGTCGATCCTCTTCAATCGCCGCGCGCGGCACGTAGAATCTCGGAAACACGAAGAAATGCTCGCACCCGTCGAACTCGCGCCGGTAGATGTTGACCTTGGCGGCGATGTCGACCTTGGACGCAAGATCCAGCGCAATCACGCTCTCGCAATCGGCAAATTCCGCCTCATCCAGCGCGACGTTCTCGCACCCGCGCCATGCCTCGGTGTCGAACAGCGCCGAGTAGGCGTCCACCCAGACGTTGAGATGCTTCGTCAGGTAGTTCGCCCGCGCAGTCGCGACCTGCCTCGCCTTGGACGCCGTCTGCAGCACCACAGTCGGGTCCACGGAAACGCCCCAGTTCGGGTTCGCCTTCCGCAGCGTAGCCTTTTCGAACGGGTCGTCGCCCTCGTCGATGGTGTAGATGATCCCGAATGTGGCCCCGGCGGCGGCATCCGTCGCCGTGCCGTCCAGCACCTTGAGGACGTAATCGCGCACCTCGTAGCAGATGCCATGCTTGTTGCTGCCGGCGGTCGTGATCATCCACAGCAGCGACTGCGGCCGCTTGCCGATGCCGGTCTCGAGGACGTCGTAGACGTCGCGCGTCTTGTGCGCGTGCAGCTCGTCCACGATCGCCAGGTGGATATTCAACCCGTCCAACGTGTGGCTCTCAGACGACAACGCCTTGAATGTGCTGGCGGTCTTCAGCTGCGTGATCGCCTGCGCGGTCACGTCGACACCAGCCGCCGCCCGGAACCGCGGCATCTTCCGGGCCATCGCCTGCGCATCGCGGAACACGATCCGCGCCTGGTCGCGGGTCGTCGCCGCCGAATACACCTCCGCGCCAGCCTCGCGGTCCAGCGCCAGCATGTAAAGCCCGATCGGTGCGGACAGCGAGCTCTTGCCGTTCCCGCGCGGCACCTCGATGTATACTCGCCGGAACCGACGATGCCCATCCTCGTCCACCCAGCCGAACACGGTCGTCAGAACGAACACCTGCCAATCCGACAGCCGGATCAGCTCGCCGCGAGACGCCAGAGGTCCCTTGATGTGCGGGCACAGCTCGACAAACTCGCACACTCGCGACGCCCGCTGCTCGTCGAAATGATAGCCGCTGGGCGGCGACGCGAGATCGTCCAGCTGCCGCTGGCAAGCCTGCCGCACGTATTTGCACGCAGGGATCGCCCCGGACACGACGCCCCTGACATATTTCTGCGCGCGAGCGACGTAACTCATGCCCGCATCAGCCGCGTGAACGGGTCCTCATCTTCCTTCCGGTCCAGCGCGACGATGCGAGAGCGGGCGCTCGGGGTCAGACCGAATTCCGCCGCGTATCTCACCATGTCAGACATCGCCTTGTTCGCGGCCCCCACGAGAGGGTTCTGGATCGCGTTCCCGCTCTTCGTCTTGATCATCAGCCCATGGCTCAGCCCGTCACGCTCGGCCATCCGCGCCAGCGCCCGCTCCGCCTGAACCCAGCGCCCATAAGCCTGGCAATAGGCAGCAAGGCTGGCGCGGTCCAGGTTGCTGAGAATGCCGGCGTCAAACATCTCCTTGCACACCCGGTCCCACTCGGCCCTCGCCTCCGCGCTCAGGTGATCCGGCGCGTCCGGCATGGCGATGGCCACCTTCGGCTCGGCATCGTTGCGACGACTTGGCCGGTCCGTGCCAGAGATGACCTTGAGCTGCGTCGGCTTCGGCTTCCTGCCTCTGGTTGCCATTTCGAATCCTATGCCGCGCTACTGGAAACCTTCTCTGCGCAGCCGATGCGTTCGGCCTTGATCTCAGAGAACGTCCGTCCGTCGCCATCGAGGATCGCGTCGTCCCAAACCGCGATCTCTGTCAGCCGGTTGTCGGCGATGACGTATGCCCGCTTCTGCGCGTCGGACCAGCCCGACGCCACCATGCACGGGACGCTCTCGATCCCGAGTTTCTGCGCGGCCATGACCCTGCAGTGCCCGGCGATGATGACGCCATCATCGTCCACAAGGACAGGCACGGTCCACCCCCATTCCTTGATTGACGCGGCGATCTGCGAAACTTGCTGCTCGGAATGAACGCGGCTGTTCCGCGCGTAAGGGATGAGTTCCGCAACCGGACGCATCGTCACCCTGGCCGCAGGCCACCTGTTATAGTCCATTCGACCCCCAGTCAGAATTCCGGCTTTGCGCACAAATGGCTCCCCGCGCGGTCCCCATCGGCGAGCTTCCCAGGATTTCAGCGCCCCCCGGCCGGTCAGACGGCCGAGTGATCGGGTATCCGTCCAGCCCGACAGGGCGATACGCTTCCTTGGCGCGGGCTATGGCCTCGGCGTCGTCGCCGTGCCGCACCTCGATTGCGTGGCACACGCTGTCGTGGCAGCGCTTGCAGACCGCCCACGTGTTGGCCGGGTCCAGGAACAGGTCCGGCCGCAGCCTCGCCGGACGCTTGTGGTCCACGACTGCCGCGCGATGGTCGCGCTTGCCGCTCGACAGCAGGACGCCGCACATCTGGCAGGAGTATAGATCGCGCTTCAGGATCTGCCGCCTGTGCCATTCCCAGGCCGATGTTTTGTATCGCGCCATGCTATCCGTGATTGGCGGATTCGCCACGCTGGCTCCGCCTTGCCTCGATTGCACTCGTCGCCGTTGGGCGCGGTGTCGCTCCTGGTGCTGCAGTTTCGCCCGGCCAGGCCCGGACCTCATGACCGATCAGCAGCGTTCGTTTTCAGGGGCGCGTCGCCCGATCATAGCGATCATTTACCGCGAAACAGGCAGAAATGTCACGTCAAATTTTCGGCGGCTTTCTCGCGTTCAGCTTCCGTTCCAGCGTGATCAGCGCGGCGACCCACCGACGCCACGCTGACTGTCGAACCATGCCGACCTCGATGCAGATCTCGCGCCAGCGCCAGCCTTCTGCGCGCATCCAGAGGATCTTCGCGTCGATCGGCTGCACGAGCCGCATCCAGCCGAGGCATTCCTCCATCCGTGAGATTTCGGCGGCTGTCGGGACAACGCGAACGTGCGCATTGTGGTATCCGTAGGCGTGCCTTGCCTCGCGCACGTATTCCGGCCACGAGCTGCCGTATCCGCGCGGGCCGCTGCCGGCTGGATTTGGGAGCCGCCGCAGGGTCAGCGCGGCTTCCTCGAGCCTGGCCTCGATTTCGTCGCGGGTGATCATGTGCTTCCTGCCGCGCCTCCACAGAGCCACGGAGAGCGCCGCTGAGCGGCCTTTAGCCACTCGGGCGCATCCACCCACCGAAAGCCGCCCATGTGCGGCTCTATGGCCGCCTGCGGCTTTCCTGCGACCCATGTTCTCTCCATCGCCATTCCCTGGCTGTCCTCCCAGCCGTGGAGGTGCAGATAAATCACCGCATCGGCCGCGCGCACCCATTGTCGGTTCCAGTCGGCCCAGGCTGCTGCGTTGGTCGGCAACAGGTGCCTGCCGGCGATCAGGTGCCAGTGGGCGATCGGCGACATGGGCAGCAGCCCTTGCCGCGCGAGCCAGGCGCACGCATCGCCTGCCGCTCGGGCGCGGTCCTCCATCACGGCCGGCGACTGGTGGGTATACGGGCTGCTGACGAAGACTGTCATGGTCATGGGTGGGCCTCAAAATGGGATTTCGTCGTCGAGATCAGCGGCCGTGGCCATGATGCGCGCCGCTCGGGCTGCGAGGCGTCGAGCGCCTGCCAGTCGATGGGGGTGCTCATTTTTTGGCTCCTGTCACCACGTAGATTGCCGGCACGCCGCCACAGCGAGCGGTGATGACCTGCTTGAGCCGTCCCGACCTGGTCAGATCGCGGATGGCCTCGCGCGCGCCCTGCGGGGTCAGCTTGGCGTTGAGCGCAAGATCATTGGCGGTGATCTGGCGGCCGGCCATGCGGTCGAGAAAGCGGGCGATGGCGGTCTGGGTGGTGTTCGGGCGTGTCATGGGAGGTCTCCTTCGCATCGCGGTATCCAGTTACCCCACTCTCAGAGGCGCTGTAGCGGCCCGTGGCGGCCCAACTTCGATTTCGGTCTCTGGGACGGCCAGTCGGCTGGCTTGTATCCGTCCAGATAGGCGCGCAACAGGCGCGCGGCTGTTTCGCTGGGCGTCCGAGCGCCGCGTTCCCACTCGGACACCGTTTGCGGACCGCGCAGGCCCATCACGGCGGCCAGCTGAAATTGCGTGAGGCCCAGCCGGAGCCGGGCCTCGCGGATTTCGTCGGGGGTCATCGCCTCACTCATCTGCGCGCAGGTCGTCGAGATGCAGCACCTCGTCGGCACCGGCCCCGACCAGCGCGCAGCCGTTCGCATCCACGGCCCACACGGGGTAGCCGGTATCGACCCACTCGGGGATCGGGGCCGACGGCAGGTTCGCGAAATCCACGCCATAGGCCTCCGGGTCGATCGCGTCGCCGTTCTCGTCGCGGCAGGCGGACAGCTCGACGATCAGGTCGCGCAGCTCGTACACGTCGCGGCAGTCCCAAGCGTTGATCTCGGCGGCGATCGTCTCGGGGGTGCGGGTGGTGGTCATCGTCGTCTCTCCTCTCTCTGGGGTTCGTTCCCCGTTTCAGTGATTCACATATAACGCAGGGCGTTCAGCCTGTCAACAGGTCCGCAGACATTTTTTTCTGCCCGAGTTAACCACCGCCACGCTCGCGCCCGCAGCGCACCGCAGCGCACCCAGGATGCCCCGCAGAGCCCACCAGTTGGCCCGTGGCGGACTTTGCGCCTTCGCGGGTGGGTGACATAGGGGCGCGGCTAGCGCGGCTGTAGGGCCGTCCTGTGGCCTCTACGAGGGTGGCCACCTCAAAACGGGATTTCGTCGTCAAGATCCGACCGCGCGCCGCCGCCGAAACCGCCGTCGCCCACGCCTCCAGCGCAGTCGTCCGTGCCAAACCGTTCGTCGCTTGCGCCGCCGTCGCTGCGAACATCGAGCACCGTCAGCCCGCCGCGATAGGGACGCAGCACAATTTCGGTCGTGTATCGATCCTGCCCGGCCTGGTCCTGCCACTTGCGGGTTTCAAGACGGCCTTCGATGTAGACCTTCGCGCCCTTCTTCAGAAAATACTCGGCAATCCGCGCCTGCGGCTCGGAATAGATCACGACCGAATGCCACTCGGTCTTCTCGCGCCGCTCGCCGGTGGCCTTGTCGCGCCAGGTCTCGGAGGTGGCAATGCGCAGGTTCACCACCTTGCCGCCGTTCTGGAACGTCCGCACCTCGGGGTCGCGGCCGAGGTTGCCGATCAGAATGACCTTGTTCACCGACCCCGCCATCAGCGACCCGCCTCGCGCGCGCGCGCGTATCTCATAACCATAACCATTGTCAAGTCCCTATCTCTCTATTCTCTATCTCTCTCTGCTGGCTGGTGAGCGTTGTTGTTGAGGCCTAGGACGACCAGCCCCCGGCGATTCTGCCGGGGCGGTCCCTGTGCCTCGTCGATCCTGCTGGCCGGAGCCGCGCCGTCGCCGGAGGCCCAGCCGTGGCGTGCACCTGCCCGGACTGGTTGGCCACTGCTTGCGACGGAGGTGCTTCCGCCGGGGACCGCGCCTTGGCCTTTCGGACTGCGCTGTGCCTGGGTCCCGCCCCACAGTAGGCACGTACCGTGATCGCCGCTGCCGTCATCTCGCTCTCGCGTCTGGAACCGACCAGCGACCCGGCCCCGCGCTGGATTTGGCGCGCGCGGGGGTGCGCCTGTGGCCTATTGCGGCCGCACCTCCCTCAGCAACAACGCCATGGCGCGCAGGCCGTGGCGCTGGTGGTAATCGTTCCAGTCCCCGAGCTCGGGCGGTTGCACCCACTGGCGGCCCGACGCGCGTGCGTAGAACGCGCCCGTGCCGAGGCCGCCGAGTTGATCGAGGGGTTTGTCGTTGTCCGCTGCGACGATCGATCCGCGGATCGAGGCGGCGACGCGGGCCACGTTGTTCGCGGCGAACGCGCACAGGACCGTGGCGGACCGGCCCAGGAACTCCAGCGCGGCGCGCACCGACAGCGCGGTGGCGATACCCTCGCACACCCAGGTCTCGTGCCCTGTGCTGATCCTGTAGGACGCGCCCGACATCTTGCCACGCAGCAGGTTCCGCTTGGTGCCATCGTGCCCGATGATCTGGGCGGTGGCAATAGCGTTGTTGATCCGCCCCGGCACGATCAGCCACGGCCCCGGCCCGTCTGGCAGCGCGCGGCAGATCGCCTGCCCGAGCTCGGTCTGCGGGATCAGCGGGCGCAAGTCGTCGATCACGAGGCCGCGCTGGTCCGGGAACCCCTTGGCTGCCAGATACGGGTGCCGGTCGTGTCGGCAGGCCCGAACAATTTCGGTGCAGATGCGAGCAACCTCGGCTTGCTCCTCAGCGGTGCGTCGCTCAGCCCGCAGATCGCGGCGCACCAGCGGCGCAGACGTCGCGCTGCCTGTCTCGCCCACGCGAAACGTTTGGCTCTGGCCCGTCACCCAGTTCCACGCGATGCCGCCCGCGCCGTCCGGCCAGACCAGGACGCGGCCCGATCCGTTCGTTTTGGTTTTCCCCTCGACCGGGCACGGCACCCAGCGTCCCGGCACCGTTCGCGCCGGCGGCACGATTCCGACCGAACGGCAGGCCTCCCGAATTGCGTCGTCGAGGGTCACGCCGCTCTCCGTTGTTTGCGGAACCGTCGCACCTCGCGCTCGACCAGCGCAAGTGCGTCATTGTCGGCGGCGCTGCGCACCGGTGCCTCGAACCAACCGCGCGGGAGTTTCGCGCCGGGATAGATTCCCGCCCAGATTCCGTAGGCCCACCGGCGCGCCTTGTCGGGTTCACGCGCGCGGGCGAACGTGTAGACCAATGCCGCGTTCCAGACCGTGCGCGGATTGGCGAGGCACGGCGCGCGCAGACCGTCGCGCGGGGTGAGCGTGTAGCGGGAGGTGTCGAACGCCTGTAGCGTGCCGTCCACGGTGACGATCCCCGACCGTGCCGGGCGCTCGTAGCCGCAGGCAAGGCAAGTGGGTCCGCGCATGACGGCGCTGCATTGAGGGCAGGCCAGCGACTCGCGCTGGCGCTTCTCGCGCGTGCGGGCCTTGGAGTCCTGCTTTTCGGCCGCGTCCAATTCACCTGCGCCGTGGTCCCAGATGTCAAACATTTCGCCGGCAAATCGTTCGACGTTGCCGCTATGGTCCAGCCACAATGCGCGCGATTTGCCCGGCGCAGACCGCATCACGCGGCCGATTTCCTGCATGTGCCCGCTGAGGCTTTTGCGGTAGGGCCGACAGGAAATGCCGACCAGGCAATCCGGCACGTCGAATCCTTTGGTCAGCACGCCGCAGGACACCAGCCCCACGATCACGCTGTCGGGGCGTCGGAACTCGGCAATTTTGGCGGCACGCTCCGCGTCGTTCCGGTCCAGATAGCTGATCTGCTGGAAATTGTAGCCCGCCGCTCGGAACTCGGCGCACAGCGCCCGCCCGTGGGCGACGGTGGGCGAGAACACGATGGTTTTGACCGGCCCGCCGAAATGTTCCCGCGTTTTCCGCACCCACTCGCGCACCACGTCGCCGATGATCTTGATCCCCGCGGCGGTGGCGCTTTCGTCGCTGAACTCGCCGTCCCAACCGACGCTGAGCTCGCTGTCGTCCGGGGATTTCGCGACGTAGATCGTCGGCTCGACAAGGTGGCCGTCCTCGATCAGCGAGCGGGTGGAGCGCACGTTGACGATCCCGTGCCAGTCGCGGGCCATTCCGCGCGTGAACGGTGTCGCCGTCAGCCCGATACAGACGGCCTCGGGATGGCGGTCCATCAAATCGATCGTGGATTTCATCCGGCAATGCGCCTCGTCTACCACGATCAGAGACGGGTCGCGCGGCAGGATGCGCCGGGCGAGCGTCTGTGCGCTGCATACCTGGACGTGCTCACGCGGCTCCCAGCGTATGTGATTGCCCTGCACGACGCCGTGCGGGATTCCGTAGGTGTCGAGGACGGCGCTGGTCTGATCGACGAGCGCCACGCGGTCCACGATGAAGAGGCTGTA